GGGGACGATGATATCGTCACCGTAAACAGAAACACGGAACTGCTCCTTCTTAAAGAAGGAGTAGTTTCTGGATGGTGTTGAGCTCCGCACTTTGCCAATTGCCGATTCCGGGATCTGGCTCGCGATGGAAATCGCGAGGAAGATCATAGTTTCGACAGGGAAACAAAGTGCAGATCCCATGCTAGCGTACTTGGACAGGCGTTGAACGCCAAATCCCTGTACGTCAGCTCGTCTTGTTCGAGTAGAATCCAGATACCGGTTAAGGTGTCTATATCTACTAAACAAGGTTCGTACGAGCTGATTCGACACTCGATCACTGGCCTCCGAGAGGTCGATAGTCGCGAGACTACCATCGAGGGATCCTTCGCGGGCAAGAGACTTGTTAGTCTCCTGATTGCGAAGCGTAACATGTCGTGAGACAAGTTGATCCCTTTCAAGTGACTCGTAAAGTGCTTCTTGCAGCGCTTTCTGTGCAAACAGAGTATACGCTGGTTCGATAGCAATAATACGAGGAGTGCGAACTGTCTTCGGAACAGCAATAACCCTGACGGGTAGCTCTTCCGAAGCGGAGAGGTAGGTCACGTCCCGTTTCTCGGTGTATGACCAAGAAACAGAATGGAAGAAGTTCTCCTCGAAAGGTAGAACTTCTTGGACGCGGGCCGAGACAGACGTAAGAGAATACTTATGGTTTCCCATAAGTCTCTCCGCAGTTTGTCCTGGTCCATGGCGCCCGACGAGATCACCAGAGTAAACTTGTTCGTTGATATTCCTAAGAACATCGAAGAACAGTCCTTGGAAGACAGAGTCGACCAAGGAGAACTCTGGCGATTTGGAGAAATCTTCAAAAGAAGAGTCAAATCTCCGTACCTCGCTCTCAGTGTTGATGAATCCCTGCATTGCAGAAAGTAACTGTGACTCCGAAAAGTCAACACGCACTTTCTCAACCATAAGGCATACCTGCCGAATGGAGTAAACGCAATACGGGTCAGCATCAGCACGGACCTCACCATCTGGTGAAAACACGGACCTCAAGAAACCTTGCATAAATGCAGGGAGCCTTGTATGCGACGCTCTTTTGAAGGAGCGGAACATATCGGAGGTGACGTAACCTTGGTCTAGACCTTTTTGGAGGTCCTTTCCAAAATCCGCCAGGGTCCCGGCTAGAAACCGGAACCCCTCGTGTTGTGCCCTCGACGTGATTGTTTCAACATCACGCCGTGTGTCGACACCGCATAGTTCACCGCAGTCTTGTAAGACTACGGTCAGGAGCGCAATTGGTGATTGCATGAATCCCCTTTCATAGGGTGTATTCATCTCAGCCAGATGCGACTCGCCTAGCAGAAATTGCTAGCTTTCACCTCCGAGAACCTTGATAAGGTTCGCATCGGTGGAAGCCGTGAGGTTCCCCAAGAG